CGCCAGTAACGTTTGCGATCCACTGTGTGTTAGCTGCAGGAGCTGCGTGGTTCGTTACTAGGATATAGTGGCCCGTTGGAATCATCATGTTAAGCGGAACAACAAGCGGGATTCCTGCCAAAGTGCTACTCGGCGTTTGAACGGCAAGCGCTATCTCGCGCAGAAGAGACGTATTTGCAGACGTAGTTGCACCGCTGTTAACAGTCGAAAGGAATATACGTCCTACAGTCGCGGTGCTTGCTGTAGCGATCGTGGATTCGGTGAGTACCCAGGTAACATCTCGAACAAACGAACCGTTGGCTCCTGCAGTAAATGCCAGAAAAATATTCGTACCGACAGTACCGCCGCCCTGGGAACTCGTATTCGCTGCCGTGACGGCAACCGAATCAAAATTCGGAGTGAGCGTAAAGATGGGTGAAGTGTTAGCAGGCATTTAAAGCCAAGCTCCTTGTAGTTGTCCTACGGCTACCGTAAGTCCCAACGAGGTAGCGCCGCCGGAACTTCCGTTAGCTGCTGCAGTCAGACGTCCTTGTGCATCCACCGTAATGTCTGCATTTGTATAGCTTCCGGGCGTAACTGCCGTGTCGTCAAGCGAAATCGTCCCACTCGTCGTAACCGGACCTCCAGTCAAGCCCGTTCCTGTAGCAACTTCCGTAACGGTTCCTGACCCTCCACCTCCTCCGCCCAAAGAGACCCAGGTGCCAGAACTAGCTTTATAACCTTTCCAAGTACCTGGATCAGTCGAAGTATCCATCCAAAGATCTCCGTCGACAACCGGAGCCGTTGGCGTAGTAGGCCCTCGAAAGATCTGAGGAACTACAAAAGTTGGAGTTACTCCGTTTTGGGCGGAAACGCTCATCCGGCGAGTGCCTTGATACGAGCAGCTCGGTTGCGAATATCTTGCTCTTGCGCTTCGAGTTCGACAACTTTTTGCGCTTGTGCTGTAGCTTGTGCTTCGAGTTCCGCCGCTCGCTTTGACAACACTCGTTCTTTTTCCTGCGCCGCGCGTTCTTCAGCGACCAAAGTTGAGTTGCGTTCATCAAGAGCTTTTTCACGAGCATCGAGTTGCGCAAGCGTTTCGGCTTTAACTGTCTCAAACACTTGCCGAGCTTCTTCGGCATCGCTGGCGACTTGCTTACGCAGCTGCTCAACCTCTTCGCGCGCAGCAGCAGCTTTGCCAAAGTACACCTCGGCGGCTTCGACAGTCGGATAAATCTTCATGACTTCGTCCGTCTTCGCCACAAGCTTTTCTGCGTCAGCGATCAACTGACGATACACGTCAGGCTTAGCCAGAAGATCTGCAAACGCCAGCAAAGGCCGTAGGGCTTCTACGTTAATTCCGAGTGCCATGTTACCTCCCGAGACCTTGCAACAGCGTTAGAGAAATGGTCGCACCAGCTGTCAACGAATTAAGCAGCAATCGCACAGCCTGGATCGGAGACGTCGTTACTCCGTCGATGCTCGCAGTTTTTGAAGCGATCGTCGCGTGAGTAAACCAGACAAGTGTCGCGGGTGAAGCAGCGTAGATGTCTTGCTCAGTGTACTGGAGTGAGTAGTTAATCGTGCCAGTAACCGCAACCATCTCGGTAAGGTTGAACGCCACCTGCAAGCGGTTCACAGGAATCGTCTGGGAGACGGCGACGTCTTTAATCCCTACGTCCATCGTGCTTGCGCCCAGCGTGGAGCCAAACGTGATGGTGTCGAGACGCGAGAAGAACTTCGAACCCGCAACAGTGTTCGCGTTGGGACCTGTGATCGCCTCCGTCTGTGCCTGGCCGTCAGCATCCAGGCCCGTAACGGTCATGGTGATACCGCTGAGGTTAGCGAGAGACGTAAGCGTCACGTTGTGAGCGAGACTGTCGGTGACTGCGAAAGTCGTAAGCACGCCAGTCGCGCCAGTAAGACCCGTAGCAAAATAGGTCGTGCTGTCGTCGAGAGGCGTGTATGAAACCAGGATGGGGCGCATTCAATGCTCCTCGAAGAAAGGGGCTTTCGCCCCTCTCCTCTTTTGTTAGACTGCGGCCGGGTTGATAAGACCAGACTTATCCGCGGCTGCCGTAATCGGGCAGAAGTTCTGGTTGAACGCAAGTCCCGTACCGGTAGCAATCCAGATCTGTGCGGACGCATCCAGGCCCCAAATCCGGTTGTCGTTACACTGGCCGGTCCAAGACGTACCGCTAGTCGAAATCGCAAGACCGCCCGTCGTCGAAGTATTCGGACGATTGATCTTGTTACGTTCGAACAGAAAGTTCGTCTGGCTGTTCGCGCCGGTAGACAACATCGCAGCTGTATCGTTCAACACTGCCCAGTTGCCCGTGTTGTCGCTGATCGTAACGCGAGCGTTGGCAGCGGTAAACTTGATTGCAGTCGTTGCCGCAGTCGTGCCTAGGCTCACGATCGTATTACGCGTGAAAGAGAAACCGCTCAGGCTAGCTGCAGTTGCGTTACCGGTAACGATCGAGATGAAGTTCAGGATACTCGAAGTGTCGCGGAACTCGCAGTTGTCAATTGCAAAGTCCGTCGGCGTTGCTGTACCCGTCGCAGTAAATACCGAAGCCACGTCTGCGAAGTTCGCGACAAACAAACAGTTTTGAATGCTGATGTTAGCCGCAGTCACGGGAATGTTTGCAGCTGCCGCCGTAAAGGTAAACGTCGGACGCATCGAACCGGAACCCAGACCGATGATGGCAACGCCTGCCGTTGCAAGCGTAAGAATAGCAGCGCTCGAGATTGTCTCCGCGTGACCTGGCATGACGAAGATGATGTCGCCACGACTTGCCGTACACGCAGTGTTGACAGCGTAGTTCAACGTGGCAAAAGGATCAAGAAACGTCCCTCGATTACTGTCAGAACCTGCACGCTGGTTCGGATTCAGAACCGAACTGTTGTCGACAAACCAGACTTGTCCGGGCTGCGACTGAAGCAAAGGCATACCACGAACGCTCAGACCGTTCGCGAAGCCTTGCGGGAAGTTTGTGCTGCTGCCAATCGGGTCCATATACTGCTCCTTAAGTGAGATGGATAGGTTCCACCAATGCGTGTTGCCTTGCCAGAGAGTGTCCGGCTCACTCTTACTAACTCGTCAAGCTACTCGGGAATAGGGCGCATTGTATGAATGAATACACCGCGCCCTATTGTCTAGCAGCTTACCTTACGGGCCGTTCGATCCGTAGATGCCACGCGGGTCGGTGCAACCCACGCTGAATCGCATGTAGCTGGCGGCCTTCGCGTTCTTCGTGTCGAAGTCGTTGTCCTGGTCGAACATCGGCTCATCACGCCAGAAGAACGTCATCCCGTCCGGAGCATTCGTGCGAACGAACCACGGATGCGCGGAGGTGAAGTAGTGGTTCATCTTGATCCCTTCCGGGAACGCGTTCGTCGCTTTCAGCACGTTGATGTTGTTGTTGGCTGTGTTCGACTGGAGCACCGATTGAAGAATCCGGTTTGCGTTGAACCACTCGTTACGGGAGATGTGCAGCGAACGGGGCATGATGTTGATCAGCAAGCCCGTATCGTTTTGCGCCCCCATGATCTGGATCTGGATGTCTTCCAGACTGGCTTCGCTCAGGTCGGCGGCCGGCGACAGGGTGTTGCTGAACGTACCCCCCGTAGCATTCACGTGGGCAGTGGAGCAAAGCGCTGCGCCGTCACCCGTCGTGAAGTAAGTCGTCGAAAAAGCGTTGTTGTAAAGGAACGCACCGACGTTCTCGATCGTCTGCTGCATCGAGAAAGCATTCGCTGCCGCACGACGAGTCGCAACTTCCTTGTATTGGTTGTCGCGAAGCTCTTCGAACGTAACGATGTAGCCCAGGGCGTACGCGATGTGCTGGTACGTATTCACTGCACCCTGAATTTCACCGTCGTAGGTCACCGGCGCGCCTTGGCTCTTTACCGGAGCCAGCCCGAACGGGGTAACTTGCACACCCTGTTCGTAGGCCTTGCCGGAGCTCTTGATCTCGTAGAGATCGGTGTACTCCTTCTCGTGCGCGTCGTAGATCTGACCCCAGGTCGTGTAGACACCGGGCCAAAGCAGTTTAGGATGCGAGCCTGTGTTGATAACTCCACCAGCCATGATTCGCTCTCCTTAGACGCCAGAGGCGCCAGTGCCATGACCAAGCTCATGCACGTTGATCTGCACGAGATGTTTGGCATACGCACCAAAGACGTTGGTGCCCGCAGGCATTTGTGCCAGACCGAGTAGGCGCAACTGCAAAGTCGCAGTCGTGTTCGGCGTCGCGCCAGAAGCGCTGCGCAGAAGCCAGCCGGAAGTGTAGCCGTTCCCGGTGCCCAGAAGCGAGATCTGGTTTAGACCGATGTCCGTAGCAGCCAGGGCCGTTCCGTTCGATTCTTCCTGGATAGAGAAGATCACGTTCGGATCGTCCACGACAGCAGCGTACCAGACGTTCGGGTTGCTGGCAGGACGGTAGGTCAGGTTTGGACTGTTGATCCCGCCAACAGTCACGCCACCCGGAACACCCGAGGTCGAACCGCTGTCATACAGACCAACGATCACGCCACGCAGTGCGCCGGTACCGGCGCCAATCGCGATGCCAGGAACGCCGAAAGCGTCCGAGGTGCCGCTGCTGATGCACGGATCACCGATGTAAAGCGCGGTGCCGTAGTTTGCCGCAATCGAATAGGTGCGGACTTGCCCACTCCAGGGAGCGCCGTTCAGATACTGAACAGGCGTGAATCCGGAAGGGCGATTAGCGTTAGCCATTTGCCAAATTCTCCGTTAGGAAGCGACCTGAACGCGCCGCTTGTTTGGGTTAAATAGGTCAGGGAGCGCGGTGCGCGCTTTATCCAGGTAGCGTTGACGGGAGTCGCCGGCGGCATCTTTCTCCGAACCGAGCATACCACCCGTAAGTGCATTCGCGACCTGTGCGCTCCTCGCATCGACCAGCTTTTGATCTTCCTCGTACCACTCCTGCTTAATCTTCATGAGGATCATCCGCATCGGCTGACCATCCCTGCCTATCTCTGAGCCAGCTACCACACTTACTTGACTCCCCAGATCGGTGTTACCCGACTGAGTGGATTCGTTGCCCAAACCAACGCTGTTAACTTTCACTTCGTCTGCATTGACGAACTCGTAGCCCGCGGCTTGTGCGCGAGCCAGTCGTTCCTCGGTTCCGTTGAACCAGTGCAGGTGATAGCCCGGAATCGAAGGAGCTTCGAGACGCTGCACTGGAACACTCATAGGAATGCGCTTACGCTCCGGATTGGTAGCGCCGGGGCGGGTAGCTGCGTTGTTAAGTTCTTTCATTTCTAACTCCTAAGAAAAGTAAAGTTTTGCGTAATCGGCGCGCCAGGCAGCCACGTCTTTGTACCGCTTGTTCGGGCCAACGAATTGCTTAGCGTCAGCGTCGCAAGCGGCCTTAGCGTCGGCAGGAAGACTGGCGTAACCTTTGCCTCCACCCGAACGTCCTTCGCTGTCGCTATGGCGTCCGCCAGCAACCTTGTCAACGACAACTGCGTCGGTAACGCCAAGTTCTTTGTCCAGCTCTTTCGACACGAGTTCGAAGAACTTAGCGCCTACAGAAGTTTCGCCATTGTCACGCAATTCCTGGGCGATGCCGAGAGCCAGCGCAGTTTTCCGCTTGTTCGTACCGAACCAAGGATTGTCCTTGTTCCACTGCACGAGATCAGGGGGAAGTTCGACAGGTTTTTGCGGCGCTGCCTCTTCCTTCTTTTTCTCGACGATCGGCGTTTCCACAGCCGTATTCATCTCGACCATCTTCTCGGTCAGCAACGCAACCGCTTCGTGATCGCCCGCTTCGCTGGCGCTGGCCAGCTGACGGCGCACTTCAGCTTTTGCAACTTCGACAGCCTTTTGCGTAGCGACCGAATGACGCAGTTCGATTGCGTCAAGCGTTTCGTTGGCCTTAGCCAACGCAGCTTCGATTCTCGTAGCGCGTTCGCTCTCGGCGACCAGACGACTTTCCGTCTCACGCAGCTTTGCCTTGACAATCGGAAGAACAACTTCGCCAAGCTTGATAAAATCTTCAGCGTCAACGAAACGCTCCGGATCTCCCTTGAAACGAGTCGGAGGAATCCA